CCTAACGACCCTAAGTGGACATACGTTGAGTTAATTGGAGGAGAGCCTTCATTTGACCAATCACAAACTGACTTTCAAGACTTTGAGTTGAGTATATCTGACGAGCCTACGTTAGTATTAAAGATACTACAGTACGCAGGGATGTCAATCAGAGAGGTGGCAGCAGTTCAGTTTGGACAAGGATTAGAACAAAAAGAAGACCAAGACGAAAAATAATAAACTATGGCTTATATCTCACAGTATGAATATTACGAAAATAATGGTAACACTCCTGAAGATGCAAATTGGGGCTCTTATCAGTATGTCTCGTTGTATGATATAGTAAACAACTTTATGTTGATGTACGCAGGTAATCACTCATTGGTAAATAATGAGGAGAGGTTTAAGGTTTTGTTTCACGCTAAGCGTGGTATACAAGAGCTTAACTATGATGCGTTTAAAGAAATAAAAATATTACAGCTAACGGTATGCAATACCTTACGATACGTATTACCTCCTGACTATGTGAATTGGGTAAGGGTGTCTATGTATAAGAATGGATTGTTATATCCTTTAACTGAAAACATTCAGACTAATTGGAGTGATGCGTATCTACAAGACAATAACTGTAGGATTCTATTTGATGAGAACGGTAACGCCTTAAGCCCTGAGCATTCTAACTTAGATATGGATAGGATTACAGGAGGCAAGAAGTCTATATACTTAAATGCTAACAGTCCATTTAACGGATACGAAGGTTACTGTTGTGATGGGATGTGGTATTTTGATTATGCTATAGGAGCTCGGTTTGGTTTAAATACAGAGACTGCTAACGCAAATCCTACGTTCAGTATAAACAAGAAGGGTGGCGTTATAAACTTTAGTTCTGATATGGCTAACGAGAGTATTGTGCTTGAGTACGTATCCGATGGAATGGAGAACGGTGACAATACAGAGGTTAGTGTGAACAAGATGTTTGAAGATTATATATACGCTTACATTGAGTACGCTATACTAAGCTCAAAGCTAAACGTACAAGAGTATGTGATTGCAAGAGCAAGAAAAAGAAAGAGTTCTCTTTTAAGAAATGCAAAGATTAGAATAAGTAATATACATCCCGGTAGATTATTAATGAATCTTAGAGGACAAAATAAATGGCTAAAATAATATGGCTAACACGCAAAGAAATTTTATAAAGGGGGTAATGAACAAAAGTATCGATGAGAGACTTTTACCCAATGGTCAGTATGTTGATGCCTTAAATGTACGCTTAGGTTCTACTGAAGACTCTGAGATTGGTTCTGTGGAGAACAGTAAGGGCAACACACAACTAACTGAGCTGCAGTATAATGGAGATGCATTGAGTGCCAATGCAAGGTGTATTGGTGCGTATGAGGACGGGGGTAACGAGACGTTGTATTGGTTCATTCACGACTCAAACTTTACACCAAGTCCAACAGGAAAGTTAGACCTTATAGTATCTCTTAATGTACAAACAAATATATTAACCTATATAGTTATAAGTATTGACGATGGGGGTGGTGTTAACACGACACTAAACTTTAACCCTCAGTATCTTATAACAGGCGTAAACCTTGTAGACGAGAAGTTATTATTCTTTACTGACGACATAAACCCTCCGAGGTTTGTTAACGTAGATAGGAGCTATCCTAATCCTGTTGCTAATGTAGATGATGTCAATTTGGCTGAGGCACTGCTTGTTATAAAGAAGCCACCTTTAGATGCACCTACTATAACACCACAGATTACAGCATCTCAGAATAACTTTATTGAGGACAGGTTCATATGCTTTGCGTATAGGTATGAGTATGCTGATGGCGAGTATTCAGCCACATCACAATTCTCAGAGCCTGCATTTTTGCCGGGTCCTTTTGAGTATGGTTTTGATACAGGTCTAAACGAGGGTATGCTAAACATAGCGAATCAGGTTCGAATAGATTATATGTCGGGTGGACCCTTGGTGGTAGGTATAGACTTGCTGTGGAAGGATATGACCAACGGCATCATAAGGGTAATTGAGAAGTTGGATAAGGCACAGTTAGGTCTTATAGATAACACCTCGTATGACTACAGTTTTAGCAATAGTAAGATATATACAGTACTGCCATCATCAGAGATATTAAGATTATATGACAACGTACCACGTCTTGCAAAGGCACAGACTATTATGGGTAACAGGTTGTTTTATGGCAACTACTTAGAGCAGTATGATGTAGACACAAAATTAGAGTATTTTGTTGGTAAGGTATCTGAGGATGTGGGATTAAATAATGTAGAGGACACTGTATTAAATGGACAATACTTCTTTGACCCCGGCACAGGACCATCTCCTTATTCTGTTCAAGACTGTAGGGTTGACTTTGATTTACAGGGACTTGCATTAGTTGCAGGTGCATCTTTTGAGTTTAGTATAACTTTTCAAGGTAACGGAGTTTTTACAGGAACAGTAACACCTACACAGCAAACAGGACCGACAACAATAAGTTTTCAGTATATACTACCCCAAGACTTTAGTAGTGCGAGCGACCTTGCAAATAGCACAGACTTTAAAAATGCTGTAGGTGATGTGAATCTTTCACCGGTAGAGCCTGTACCAAGTGCTTGTAATGGGACATCTTTTACCGATGTATTTAACTGCATTATTCCTTCATCTTTGGATGCATTAAATAAAAACAATAGTGGTATAGGAACAAATAATCCAATACAAGGTGATATAGCTATATTTTCTACCCCCACTACAATAGGGTTTCAGCTTCCATCTATGTATTTTCAAGACCCAACAATCATAGCAAATAATGCTTATGAGTACTATGAGATAATAAATTCAGAAGGTATATATCAAGAAATAGGAGACCCTAAAAGTTTACACAGTAATAGAAGCTACGAGGTTGGTATTATATATATGGACGAGTTTAATCGGGCAACTACAGCATTGGTGAGCCCTAATAATACTATAGGCATCCCGTGCTCTGATGCATCAACAGCTAACTATATATCTGTAGCTATACCTACTGCACAGATTGCTCCTGATTGGGCAACACGATACAAGTTTTGTATCAAGGCAGACAAGGAGGATTACTTTAATGTATACTCAACTTTCTTTTTTAGAGAGCCTAATACATCATACGACTACTTTTTACTTGAAGGACAGAATGCACAGAAGGTGGACGAAGGAGATATATTATTGGTTAAGTCAGATGCAGGTGGAGCCTTAGATAGGTGTGCTTATGCCACCGTATTAGAAAAAAAGTCTCAAGAAGAAGACTTTGTAACACTGCCTTCGAATGAGGTTGTACCTCAAGGAGTTTATATGAAAATGCGTGCAAATGATTTTAGCACAACAAGAGACCCTTTTGCACAAATAAACTATGGTCTTTTATCTGTTACAGGTGGAGCTCCTACAGGGGGTTGTGAAATAATAGCATATCCTGTAGATTACAGTACAGATGGTGGTACTACATTTAATCCTTACGACCTTCCTCAAGGTTCAAGGATAAATATATTAATAGAAAATACCCGTCCGGGTAGAGGAGGGGTTGAAAACGTAGAGTGGAAAGTCGATGCTTCTTTTACTGCTAATCAAGATTATCAAAATTTTCAAGATTGGTTTGAAGCTCAGAATATAGCTGTAGCTTTAGAAGCTCAAGCAATAGAAATAAACTGTACGGGACCTAACTATCAATCATCTCCTTCGTTATTGCCTTGCAGTGATGACACTATATCTTGTGCTATTATTCCAACAGGTGGAAGAACCTTGTTTACTGTGCAAAGTTCAGAAGGGATTACGGGAGCAGGTAAAAAAGTAAAAGTTACATTAAGGGTAAGGATTGATGTTGTAAGAAGTTCATCTTTAATAGTATTCGAAACTGAACCGCAGGACGCATTACCTGATGTGTGGTATGAGTCCTCTGAGTCATTTCCTATTGTAACAGAAAGTGATATATGTGAATTTACTTTAAGGGTTGCAGCAACTGAACCTACCCCAATACAGTTTGACTATATAGATATAAACGGATTACCTCAGTCTGTGATAGTACCTAATGATGGTACTATTGTTGGAGACGGTCAATCAAAATTTGTTGGGGTTTGTAGCAGTATAGTAACAAGCCCATCAACACCACCACTTGTATTTGCTGATGCAGAAGTTATAAGTACAACATTATCCGTTGGTTCACATATAGGTAATATTTTAAATCAAAATATTTCAACAGGAGCATCAGCAGTCATACGTACAGACTTCTTTAACTGCTATGCGTTTGGTAATGGCGTAGAGAGCTACGCAATCAGAGATGCTATAGGTAAGAATGATTTGTCGTTAGGTAACAGGGTTACATCTACAGCAGCACAAGACTATGAAGAGGTAAGAAGATTTGCAGACCTCACATATAGTGGTGTATTTAACGATGAGTCCAACGTAAATAAACTTAACGAGTTCAACTTAGGGCTATTAAACTTTAAGCCCTTAGAAGAGTCCTATGGACCTATATATATAATAGATGGTAGAGAGACAGATATACTTACACTACAAGAGGATAAGGTGTCATACGTGCTACAAGGTAAGAATATTCTTACCGACTCAACAGGTGGGGGTCAGGTTGCATCCGTACCTGAGGTGTTAGGTCAGCAGGTTGCACGT